CGGCAGGCCCGACTGGCAGCGCATCCGTACCACCGCCCACTACGTCTGCCAATTGTGTCAGGGGAAGATATCTGACAGTCAAAAGGTGGCAGGGTTACGTCACGGCAAGTGGATCTCGGAGAACAAAGCCAGCCTCCCGAGCGTAAGATCCTACCATCTCTCGTCTTTGTATTCCCCAGACCGCAAATGCACTTGGGGAAATCTTGCCGTCTCTTTCTTGGAAGCAAAAAGCTCGATGATGGGATTGCAGGGTTTTATCAACGGTATGCTAGCGGAACCGTGGGAAAATCAGGAGACCCAACAGGACCGAGTCGAGATTGTGTCTGATGCTGGAATCCCTGAATCCAGACGATACCTGACCGCTGACGTACAAGCCGCTGCTCCGTTCTTGTGGTGGGTCTGCCGAGAGTGGAGCAAAGGGAACTCTCGACTTGTTGGAGCCGGTCACGCTGACGATTTTGCCGCACTCCGCAGGATACAACTCCAGCACAACGTCCATGATATGGATGTCGGTGTTGATTCCGGCTATAACACGCAAGCGGTGTACGATGCTTGTGCTGAGTTCTCGCAGAGCAGCGGAAGCCCAATAAACTATCCCTGCGGTTTGCGGTATCCGCCCGAGGGAGGTTTGCGAAAGCCAATGTTAATCGGATGGCTACCGATGAAAGGACGCGAGACCGGAGCTAGATTTACCAGCAAGACCGGCTCCATCCATCCCTTTGGAATTACAACCTCAACCTCCATGCGTACTGACGCTGTACAACCGCTGTTGGTTTTCGACACCGAGCATATGCGGGAGGTACTCCAGCGGCTCCGTAAGGGGACCGAGACGCATCAGTGGAGTATTTGTAGCCTTCCTGCTCCGCTAGACGCTGAAGGGGCTTTTGCGAGCGATTCTGATACTTACTGGAAGCACTTGGACAGTCACATTTTGCGACCAACAGCCAACCGCTCCGGCAGGATAAAACATCTGTGGTACAAGCGAAACACTCGTTGGCCTGACCATTTGCACGACTGTGAAATCATGCAGTTAGCGATGGTAATGTTGTGGGGAGACCTAACTTCCAGTACCTCGGAAAATTCTAGTGGTTGACAAACTTCGCGGTCTGTTGATAGTCCGCGCAAGTGTTCACTTACACGGTAGCAACTAAGCGGTCATACTTGCGTACTACCTACGCGAGCAAAGCTGCTTTGACATTGCTGGAAGCTTTAACGGCAAAGCTTACTGTTTCCGCTGACTCAATGGAGAGCGGCAATGTAGTTCGAAGCACTTCCAGTTCTGATGTTTCCGTTGAGTTCGCTGAACCCGGTAAGGGGACCGCCGCTCCAATCGAGATGCTGGAAATGTGGGAGTCTCTGTTAACCGATTACGATTACGCTGTGACGCTTCTCTCTGGTGATGGGATCGCTAGTCCCACCGATCTCCAGATTTACAACAAGATGTTGACCGCAGTTCTTGTTTCAACGACTCGGTATTATGGGGATTTCACGCAATTCCGCCGTGAAGCCACAACCCGAATGAGCTAATGGGCTTCCTTCAAAACATAGCGAACAGACTGTTTCCTCCTCCTGTTAACAAATACGAGGGAGCCGGTAACTCGCTGCGTCGTTCGTATCTCGATACGTCTTACACTTCGGCGCGGTTCGACGTTACCAGCTCGACTCGTCAAGCCATCGTTCGCAAGTCTCGCTTTTTCGAGCAAAACAACGCTGTACTGAATAGGCTTGGCGACTTGTTTGAGAGCTACACTGTTGGTTCCAGTTTCTCGGTTCAACCGGCATCTAGTGATCCTGCGTGGAATCTCAAAGCTAAGAAGTGGTTTGATGTTTGGTCTAGATATCCCGATATCGGTTCTCGGCAATCGTTCTCCACTCTGATGGGGCAAGCCGCTCGCGGCTGGTTCTATGATGGGGAGTCGTTCCTGTTGTTAACTAAAGGGGACACTGGCAGACCTCGATTGCAGCTTATTGAGGCTCAATCCATTGCTACTCCAGCAGGGATGCAAGCAGACGAGACTGTCTTTGACGGTATCCGGTTTGATCCAAGAACTGGACGAGCCATCTCCTACTTTATTGGATCGGAAAAGACTCAGGGTAACCTGACTGATGTTCGCTCCATTCCCTCTGACTCGGTTGTCCATATCTACGAGCCGAATCGTCCCGGTCAGCTTAGAGGTCTCCCGTTTGTCTCAGCGGTTATCAATGATCTGCACGATCTCGATGATTTGCAAAAGCTGGAGATGGAAGCTTGTAAGCTTGGTGCTTCTGTCGCTCAGATTGTTAAGACCGTCTCTGGCGAAGTCCAAGCCAGTAACCTTCGCGCTGGTACTGCTGGAGCGAGTGTCAATACCGCTGAAAATTACTACGAACAGGTCTTTGGATCTGGCGTAAAGGTAATGAAGAACGGTGACAGTTTCGAGCAGTTTGCGACCGAGCGTCCCGGCGTAAATATGCGGGAGTATTGGCGACAACTGACCGAGAAAGTCTGTGCTGGCGTTGGTATCCCTTACGTTCTTGTTTACCCAGAGTCCATGCAGGGAACTGTCTATCGCGGTGCGCTAGATATGTCTGCTGTTTGGTTCCGTTCTCGCCATCAAGTTATGGCATCAGCGGCTCGTCGCATTTATGAATACGCGATGGAGTACGCGATCAAGAATGATCCTACACTAAACGACGCTCCGAGCGACTGGTATGAGGTCTCAATTACCGCTCCGCGCTCACCGAATGTTGATGTTGGCCGTAACTCTGCGGCTCAATTGGCAGAACTAGAGGCTGGCGTTGTTACCTTTGATGAGGTCTACGGTGCGCGTGGACTCGATTGGCGTTCTTCGCTAGAAGCCAAAGCACAGCAAGCTTTGTTTGTGCGTGAGTTGGCTCTCAAATATGGTTTGGATATTTCTGAGATATCAACAATCCAAAAAGAGAAATCTGCTAATCCTCCGGTTACTGGTATTGACATACCGGCAGAAAACCAAAACGCTCCGTCTCCAGTAGCTGCTCCAGACTCACAGACTCCATCAACTGATATTGTGTCTGCCGATGTTGTTACCGCTACTGTAAAGAAGACTCGCAAACCAAAAGCCAAAACTGAATGAGCTTCACCAAAAAATCTGATTGGCTTTACTACGCTCCGGCAAATGCTGCTGGTGATCCTGCTACCGTTCAGATCTTTGACCAGATTGGCGAAGACTGGTATGGCGGAAGTGGTCTATCCGCAAAACAGTTTTCGGATGTACTCAACGAGATTGGCAATGGTCCGCTGCTTGTAGAAATCAACTCTCCCGGTGGTAATGTCTGGGATGGATTATCCATCTACAACCAGTTGCGCGGTCGCAAAGCTCCGGTAACAACCCGAGTGGTTGGTATTGCTGCTTCTATTGCGTCTATCATTGCTCTTGCCGGTGATCGCGTTGAGATGGCTGATGCTGCTCTGATGATGATCCACGATCCGTCAGGGATGGCTTCTGGAACATCTGAAGATATGCGGAAAATGGCTGACGCTTTGGATCAACACGCTCAAGTGTTGGTTGGAGTGTATGCTAAAAAAACGGGTCGCACTTCCGATTCTATCCGCGCTGCTATGAAGTCTGAGACTTGGTTTACTACCTCTGAGGCTCTTGCTTTTGGCTTGGTGGACAAACCTATCAAGCAGCTTGCTATGGCCGCTAAATGGCATCCTCGCGCTGTTAGCCCTAAAGCTCCACAATCTGTACGCGATGCTATTAATAAAGGTATTCAGCAACTGGCTGATGGTTATGGTGCTGATACCATTTCAAAAGAGCTAGTCGCTCAAGTTCAACCAATTGCTAACGGAGAAATTCCAGACGATGATCTTGTTGAAGAAATCGTTGATTGGTGGGGAGATAACGAGTCTTTTCTAGACTATCCCGAAAACTCCGCGCAAAACGTGGAGACAAATCTTTACGGCGGTACAAGTGGCCGAGATTGGTTCCGCGCTTTGTACATCCAAACTCAACAGACGGAAGAGCCGTCTGACAAACTTTCTGCTAATAGCAACACCGCTAACAGCAAAAATGGCGTGGACTCCACGCCGCAACCAACACAACAACCCGACACAAATATGTCCGATTCCACTACTGTGACGGCTGCGGCTGCTCCTGCCGCTTCCGTTGATCTCGCTACTATTATGGCTAAGCTTTCCGCTTTGGAGGCTTCCATCAAGTCGCCTACTGCCGCTCCCGCTCCTGATCCGGTTCGTCCCGTGATCGTGAATCTGGGTAACCCGCTATTGGAGAAGCACAAGTCGCTCCGCGCTGGTGCAGAGCGTCAGCGTTTCCTTATTGAGAACCACAGCGAGCTATTGCGCCAGAGCGCAATGCTGGCTCCTCAGAACAATACGTTTACCGCTGGCTTGGTGGTTGATTATCTCGCTGATGCGATTATCACTGTTGCTACTGCTAAGTTGGCGATGATCGCTGGCTTTACTCGCAACGTGGGTCTGGATAACTTGCGTCCCCGCGCTACCGTTCAGGTCAAGAAGTTCACGGCTGGTGATGCGACTGTTGATAACGCTACCAACTTTGAAGATGGAACGTATAACAACTCCACGTTGGCCGCTACCTCGGTGACTGTTAATCAGATCACCAAGACCTTTACTGTTACTCAACAGGAGTTGAATCAGGGTTTTGCCATCAGCGATCTTGCTCAGGGTTCCGCTGAGATCTTCGCTCTTGGTATTTCCAAGAAGGTGACCGCTCAGATGACCGCTGCTCTGTTTGGTGCTGGCACTGTCATTGGTGCTGCTGCCAGCTTTGATTCTAGCGATCTCCCTGCGATCTTGGCTCTGGCTAAGAACTACCGACAGAAGTTGCTTCTGCTGGACGGTGGACATCTGGCTCGTCTTTCGTTCTCTGCTGCTGCAAATACGTTCCCTGACGCTCGATATGGTCCGTTGAACAACGGTTATTTCGGCTTCAACAACATCTTGGAGCAGAACGATTACACTGGGGCTATTACTAACACCGCTGGCTTTGTCTGCGGTCAGGACGCTATCGCGGTTGCAAGCGGTCTGCCGGTTGGAATGATCGCTGGCGAGTTCGTTGAGCAGCGCACTGTCGAGTTGAGCAACGGTCTGTCTGTGTTGCTCACTGTCTGGTATTCCCGCTCTACTCGCGCTCACATGGCTTCTTACGATATCATGTTTGGCGCGGCTGCTGCGGATACTACGCAAGCTGAGGTTTTGATCACCGCCTAATCCCTAAGGATATGCGTATTGCAACAACCATAGCAGTGGACAAGACTGGCAAGACTAAATTGCTGGCTGGTCCCGAAATTGATGCGACTCTCCAGCGCACTAATTTCAACACTGTTTCTGTTCCTGAGGGAGGCAAGCTCATCTTGTGGGTACAAGGAGCCTTAGCACCGAAGATCCGCAAAGGTTAAACAACCAAAACTGGGGAGGCTGTTGGACACGCTGACAGCCTCCCC